ACCTTGTTTAAGATACCATTACCAATTTGACGTGGTAACACAACACCATCGCGTTTAATCAACAATTCACCGTGTGACTGTGTACCAGTTGGAAATGTTTTTTGTACATCAGCAATTAAGTGTGCAAAGTATTGCGATGGAAATAATGAACCTGCACGACTTAGAATTTGTACGTCACCGTCTGCTGTATGATTTACGTTGGCAAACATACCATCTGCTTTGAGCTGACTATACACGCCATCTGTCCAACTGAACTCATCTAACTTAGCGGCTTTTGGCAGTGCGCAACGCATATACGGAAACTCCGGAATTAAATTCTTCCATACTTTGTTTGCTGTTGATTCGCCAAAGCCAGCACGTAGGTCACGGTCTACTACTTTGGCAATTACTTTTGCATTGTCTGCTGATACACATTCGAGTATAAGTTTAAGCTGATTAATACCAGCGGTGCCAGTAACTTGGCGTGTGCTTAACGTTTCTAATAACGAAAATGCTTCTGACATGGTCATGAAGTCAATGCGCATTTTAGTTTCGTACGGGGGAATTTTTTTAATGAAGAAGTTTACAGTTGGGTCATAGGCAAGACGAACAACTTCTTGTAGTTCTTTATTGTCTTTATGCTGGGTAAGGATAGCAATTTTTGCATTCTTACTAGGTTCGTTTGCAACTTCTTCTAAAATAGCGTTTATCATTTATACACTCATTTATTAATTTATAAGTGTATTATACAGCCAGTTAACCAAAAAGTCAACCGTTAATTACGTCCAACTACTACTTCGATTGTGACTATTTCGCCATCGGGTATTGAGCCCAATGCCTTGCCGATGATACAACCTGGTTGATATTTGGTCATATCTAAACGTTCTGCTACACCGCGCACATCGCTGGTAACTACACGATCGCCTTTGTTAATTGGACCTTGCACACGACATGGTACACGACCTTGCAATGCAACAGGCAGTCCATCGAGTTCAGAATTCATTAGATGTGCTGGATTAGTAGATATAACACCTGCAACCGCAGTATCATGACTGAATGTACTAATAGTAATTTCTTCATTACCACCAAATACTACCACAGTACCTGGAACGTATTTCTTATCGCTAGAATAGTTTTCAGCCAAGTCAGCGTAACGTGCATTAGTGGCTGTACCAGTCATAACACCGCAGGCAAATGCTTCGTATGATGTCCCTGGATTATTTACAATGGCTATTCTACCACTGGCTTCCATAACAATACTCGAAGCAACCACGCCGCTCCAGTGGAATGCTAGTCTAGGTGCCGCAGCAATAGCACTAGCTTGGGCGCCGGCCAACCCAGCTTCACGGATTTGAATAGCAGAACCGTAGCCAGTACCGCTAGAGCTTGATGCAATATAACTGGCGCCTGCGCCATACAAATTAGTTGCTGTGCCGCTAGAAGTGATAAATCCTGCACCATTGGTAAGTTGATTAGTGTTTGTCACATTAGTGGCACCTGCCGCAATACCATCTAATTTACTAGCGTAGGTGCTGGTCATGTAGCCATTAACTGATGCAGTTGCGGCTGCCATGCTAATTGCCGGTGTGGTTCCGCCGCTTGATGTAACTGGAGCCGTACCAGTAACACTTGTAACCATAGTAGCGTTTGCACCAGCAAGTGAATTGTTAATTGCAGTAATATTTGCATCAACATAGCCTTTCATTGCTGTGTTAGCTGTAGTAATAGCAGTTGTTGTGGTACTTATTTGCCCATCAACATAGCCTTTCATGTTGGTATTGGCTGTGGTAATACTCGAGCCAGTAGTTGATATCTGCCCATCAACATAGCCTTTCATGTTGGTATTAGCAGTTGTGATAGCACTTTCAACGTTAGTCAAAATACTCTGCCCATTAGCATAGGTAACACCGGTTGTGATTAAATTACCAACTCTTAAATTACTGTAAGTGGCATTAGTAAAGTCAACAGTTGTAGTGGGTTCAGCTACTACGTTAGCAAATAATTTCCATACATCGTCACTGGCATCACGAACTAACCCAGTATGTTGATAGCCCGGGTTAGTAAAAGACGCAACAAATCCAATATCTAATACATCACCCGAATTATCGTGCGCCAAATATAATAATGTATCACTGAGTTGTATATTGTTACTACTAAATGTAGTCTGTGTACCTAATACATTTAAGTCGCCGCTAACATTTAAATTTGCACCAACACTAACACCGCCGGTAACAATTAATGCACCGGTACCCACCCCAGTTGATTGCGTTGCATTAGTAATTGATACCGCACCAGTAAATGTTGCGCCGCTTAAATTGGCTTTAGTGACATCAACACTGTCAACATACCCTTTCATATTGGTGTTGGCTGTTGTGGCTGCACTTGAAGTAGTTGATATCTGACCGTCAACATAACCTTTCATGTTGGTATTAGCAGTTACAATAGCGGCATTTGCAGCAGTTATTTGACTTAATTGAGTAGATGCATTACTTGTCCATGCAGTAGTAACTGCATCAACATAACCTTTCATGTTAGTGTTAGCTGTAACTATTTGTCCGCTTAAAGCACCAGCATTGGCAATAATTGCTGTTAGAATACTAACTCCGTTAGCATAATTATAATTTGCTGCCGATATATTACCAGTTACAGCCAGCGAGCTTAATGTACCTACAGAAGTAATATTACCCTGCGTATTTGCTGACAAATCACCAGATACTGTAGGGGTACTAGTTGATCCATCGGATACTACCTGCCCTGCAATAGATATTTTCTTTGATACATTGTCAAATTTAAATGAACGTTTACGTGACGACATTATTCTGCTACCTCAATTGTTTTAACCACTGCGGTCCAGCGGATTGTTTTATTTGCTGCACCTGTAACATACAAGTTTATACTATTATTTGTGTCGTCTGCTCTAGCGTCAACTGCCCATGTTACATCATCTTGTGCTACAACAATTTCGTACACATCGCCAACGTCAGCTACTGTACCTGAAAAATTATCCGTACAGCCTTCTAATTCCCATGCGGCAGATTCACCGGTGGCATCAGTTCTTCTTGCTACGATATGTATATCATACAGTACCGTGGTATTTGTATTTACAGGCATTCTTGTACCTGCACCTACTGTTAGTATCTCTGTTTCTGTAGCATTAGTTGTTGTGCCGTGTAGGACATATTGACGTGTTACATACGTTCCTGTTCCCTGTGACACAAACCCAGTGACATTAATACTACCTGCGGTAACTGCACCAGCAACATTAGCACTCGACGGGTTAAAATCATTATTTTTACCTAGTTCAACAGTAGTACCATCACTGGTAAATGCCCAGGTACCATTAGTATCTACACTAATAGATTCACTACCAATATGAATTGTGCTACCAGCAAACCAACCTTCGCGCCAACGTTGTGTTGGGCTACCTAGATCGTATGTAATGTTAGCACTTGGCAACATACTACCAGTAACTGTAACGTTAGCATTACCAACTAATTGTGTTAAAACAACACTATTGCCAACTGTTAGTATATTGCCTGCTTTATTAAACGTTAATCCCGCACTTGCCCCAGCATCTCCACTGTCATTGAATTGAACTTGCGTATTTGCGCCTGGGGCTGCGGCTGAGCCTGCTACAAATGGGTTAATAAAGGTTAATCCTGTAACTCCTAACGTAATAGGATCGGGAGTGGCCAAATTAAATGTTTTACTGCTGTGAGTATCACCTTCAGCAACGGTAGTAGTCATACCGCTTGTAACTTTATCATTGGCATCGGCATCTGTAGCACGTATCCAAGTGCCATCACTACCTGTGCCCACAGTGGCTACACGATATATACCATTTTGTTTAGTATCACTTTGATCTTTAACTAAAATACGATCTGCGACTGCCAATGATTTGCCGTCAACAGTGTTGGTCATATTACCAGTTGCTAGTAAATTACCCACATCCCCGGTGGTGGCAACCCGCACACTTTGTTTGTAATCGGTATCGTATATCTGACTGTATCTTGGTCTAGTTAATGCCATTGTATTTTACTCTTTATCTTATTGTAGTATTTATACGAAAATAGGACCCGAAGGTCCTATTGTCTATAACAATATTACTATTACGCTTGTGATTCTGTAAACGAAATTTGAATTTCTCCGCTGGCTGATGCAGTAGTAATTGATGTAATGTTAATAGCCAATACCTCTGGACCATCTGGATAAACACCATTACCTGGAATTGCCGAAGTAACTAATTGTTTAACACGACTTAAATCCAGCACCCCAGAGTTCGTTTGGTTAACCGGAATAGCAAACAAACGTTCACCACCCGTAGCAGCCGTGCCGCTGGTGTATGTAGGACTAGTTGCAAATTGAGTGAAACTTGGTTGAAATCCACTTGCCGCAGTATTTAAGTTAATCCATGTTGTTGCAGTAGCATTAACATTAGTTGGATTTAAAATACCCTCAATTAAGAAACGTGCGTTAGTACCAGTGTAGTTAACAACCATATCATTTAACTCTAATTGCGCACGATTAATTAAGTCACGTGTACCTAAATCACCAATAATAGTGTTTGACACACTAGGAGTTAACCGCATCAAGAATGCTGTTTTAACTGCGTTAGCTGTTGCCGGGAATGTAAAGTTCTGCGCACTGTAAGTAAATGAATAGCCTCGATCTTCATCAAATCCACCATCCATAATTACTGCAGACCCCCAGTGGTTTAACGTTGGTGCTGAGGTACAACTTAATACAGTTACCCCAGTACCCTCAGTATGACTTTCAGCAGTACCCATAGTAAATGATTTACTACTACCATCTTGCCATAGTGTAAATGCCGATGCGCGAGTTAAATTGCCTAATCGATTTAAACTATAATCAATTGATGAATATTTAATAACTTCATTATCAACTACTACGTATACTGGATATGCCACTGATGCTGGCGGAAATTGTGTTGCATCAACTAAATCCATTGATGTATCACCTGCGGAAATTGTAGCAATTAATTTATCTGTTGCGCTTTCATTATTTGCTGCATAACGTACCGGTAAATTACCGGAACGCATATATGCTTCGTCATTCACGTTATTGTTTTTAATACGATGAACCATGATAAATGCACCATTCGGTCCACGTAAACCATACTCAACAAAACCAGCACCGTACCACGCATATTGAATCATTAACATCTGCATCTTTGTTATATCGACTTGGAAACCACTCGGACCAGTACCATCAATTTTATCTAAATTAAACTGAGATTGTGGAATACGGAATTCATTTACTAATGCCATTTTAACACGAATTTGATTAGATGCGCCACGCCACGGTGGACTAACTGTCATAGTATTGTTATCTGTGATGCTTGTAACAATATGACTCATGCCACGAATAACTACGCGACTATATTTGGTTAATTGTTCTGCAAAACGACATGTGCCATCACCAGAAATTAAATTACTGCCAACTTCTGTAGTAACAAATCCGCAAAGTTGTAATGTGGCTGAACGTAATACTACATTTAAATTAGTACCAGTGTATTCCCAATATGCACCATTTTGATCATCATATATACCAGCACGTACAGTAGACCCGTGCCAGTTAGCTAAATTAATTTTTGGTTGTATATCCATTTTTGGAGTTGCTGATCCTAACGTTTCTTGAGCAGTAACAGTAAATGAAGAATCACTTGTGATACTAGTTACACGATAATAATTATCATATCCACTTGTTGCAATATTGTTTAATTTAATATTAGCACCGATTTGTAAATAATGTTCATTTTCTGTAGTAATAGTAATAGTACTACTTAATGCAGTTGTACCATCGGCTGATATGTTGGCTACATCAAAGTTAGTTGATAATAGTGTACCTGAGCTCCAAAATAATCCCTTGCCAGATTGATAACGGAAGTATTTTTTACTTTGTCTTGCAGCCATTGCGCCATGATGTGGAGTACCTGAACCAATATTTACACCGCCATCAAACGGTCTATGAATAAAGAAAGCACTTGCTTTAATATAGATTTTAGCAGTTAAACTACCAGACACAGCAGCTCCGGGTTTTCCTTGATATGTAAATGTAGTTGGAGTAGGGATACTTAAGATTGTAAATGAGCCATCACCCCATGCTACGTTAGTACCAGATAATAAATCAACGTTGATTGGTGTACCTGGACTCATACCGTGCGCATATGGTGTTGTGACTGTAATTGTACTCGGTGTTGCTTCATCACTAACAATAGTTGATAATGGAATTGCAGCACCAGTAAATAATGCCGCCTTACGAATTTGTGTATCGTAACGATTTAATGGGTAACCAATATTTAAATTAGTTGTTCTACGTGGATAATAGAACATATGATTAGTCTCAGCTGTCTGAAGTTGATATATCCCTTCCGTGTTAGCATTACTATGATTTGTTGTACTTATAAATGAATGACTAACACCACCGTGTGCAATAACATTAATTCCAATTTGTGGAACGTATGTGCTACCAGCTTGATATAAACCAGTCATTCGTATAGCAATACTTCCTACTGGAGCTGCCGAAATAGCAGTAGTTCCTACAGTACCACGACTAATTGTGGCGGCATTGGCTACTGCTGTTCCGATTGTAGTAGCTTTAACAATTTCAACGTTTGATCCAGATCCTGTTAATGCATCAAAGTTAAGTTTTTGGATTACTGATCCTGATAATAAATTATCAGCACCTACAGTATTCATCCAACTACGATTTATTGACATGTTAACATTACTTTCGATACTTGTAATAATACCAACTTCAACATTGCTTATTAAACGTACACTTTGACCACTTGTAATGTTAACATTACCGGAGTTTGTATTTAAACGTCGACGGGTAACTGTTAATGAGCTACCGCCATTGGCGGTCACCGTCATTAATTCCCACAGGTCAGTAGTATCGGTTTGAACCATAATAGTCGCACCTGTGGCAATAGCTGCACCGGATCCAACTACCAATGTAGTTGTAGCACCAGACGAAATTGTAGTTGTTACTGTTGTTGTATCAGCGAGACCCAGATATGCTAATAATAGTTGATCGTTTACAGCAAATCCAGCAGTATTAGCTACTGTTAGACTACGTTGATTACTATTAATTACGTTAGCTGTAGTATATGTTTGAACGTTTGCGCCTGCTACATATGGATTAACAATTAACATGTAATCATTTTGTGTCCAGTTTGGTGACACAACACCGGTTTGATTCATTAACGTAATACTTGTTGTACCAGTACTTGTAATTGGAGTTTGTCCAATAAATGTTACATACCCTGCGGTATTAGAAGTAAGTTCACTACCCGGTAATTCATATAAACTTGGAATATCGTTATTTAAAAATATCGATTGCCATTTAGTATTTTGTAACCCATACTCAAAGTCAGCATCGATTAATGATTTTGGGTTTGATACCCGCATACGTTCAATAGCATCAGTACCAAATGGCCATGGTCGAATTGTTTGACTTTCTGCTTCGACGTATACACCTAGACTATCAGCTGCACTCATCGTGGCGGTACTGGTTGTAAATATTAGGGTAGTGACACCATCTTGCCCTTGCGGGAAATCTGCATCATATGCCGATGACCATGTTACTACGCCGCCTAATAATGGATCAGCAAAGTTATATATAAAAGTTTGATCTGTAGCATTTAATATTGTTAAAATATCTGAAATATCATAATTGCCTGATATTTTAACTTTTCCAACTCCTGCGCCACCTGGTGTAAATACGTAATTTTTAATTTGTTGTCTTGCCATTTTTATGTCCCGAAAATAATAGAATTTGCTAACAATCTAGCTTTTAATGTTGCTGATAACTTATCGTACTGTAATGTTGAATTTGTTAATTTATCATTTGTGATAGTTCCATCACTTGGGATACCTGTATCTAATACATCACCGTATACTATCACGTGCCATGTATTTAACCACGCACTCGTTGGGGCCGTATTAAATACGATTGTAGCATTATTGAAATAATAATCTGCGCCAGGAATTAATACATTACCTGCGCCAACAGCAATAGTAGCATACGGATTGCTAACTGTGTATGCTTGCCCGGATACGGTGGTGTTAAATGTTGATAACACTCCGTTGAATTGAGTAGAAATATTATCTAACTTAACAAAATTTCCAACTTGTGGTGTTTGACCTATGTAAGCCATATATTCTCCTAAACTCTACCAACAACTACTTCGATAATGCCTTCTAGGCCATCAAAGTCTTCTAATGCTTTACCAATTACTGATCCAACACGTGGGTTAGCTTCCGCTCTTGCTTGGCCATTGCCTGCACTTACCATCATATCACCTTTACGTACAGTGCCTTGTACTTTACATGGAACACGACCTTGTAGTGCTAATGCCACTACATTGTCGCCAGTTAAACTAGTGTTCATCAAATGTGCCGGAGCAGTGGATACAACACCTGCAACACGTGAGCACATGTCTGCGTCACATTGTGAAACTTCAAACTCGCCACCAAAGTGTAAGACTGTGCCCGGCTCATAGGCCGCATCAGCTGAATAATTTTCTGCCAAGTCAGCATATTTTGCTGTGGTTGAAACACCACTAAATGTTGTAGCATATACTGTGGCAAATGTTGAACCAACTCCGCCGATATCGCCAACGCCATTTGTACCGCTTTTTGCAATTGCCGGAGTTGTGATCTGTGTAGTAAATGTTGGACTTGTACCAAATACTAGTGCACCTGTGCCAGTTTCATCTGTTACAGCTGCTAATAAGTTAGCACTCGATGGAGTTCCTAAGAATGTTGCTACACCTGTACCAAAGCTGGTAATACCGGTACCACCATTTGCAACAGGTAATGTACCGGTTACATTAGTAGTTAAGCTACAATAAGTAGTCGAAGTAGATCCAGTACCACCTGATGCTATTGGTAATGTGCCTGTGGTTAATGCACTTGTACTTGATGCATAAACCGCACCATTTAATGTAAATGATGTTAATCCAGTGCCGCCAACTGTGGTAGCAACTGTTGTGAATCCCGAACCTAGTGTACCATTGGTCAACGTACCTACCTCTGTAATACTAGGTTGACTTGCTGTTAATAATGTACCTGTTAAGGTAGTACCTTGAACATTACCTGCATACAAATTGCCAACAACACCTGCTCCACCCTTAACCTGTAGTGCACCTGTTGTAGTCGATGACGCAGCCTGTGTACTATATAGATAATTAATACCATAGCTAGTTATTGTTGTTTGTACACTTAAATTGGCCAAATTACCAACTTCGGTAATAGCCGGGCCGCCAGCAATCGTACCAAAAACATTGTTAGCAGTAATATTGCCAACTACTAAATCGGCATAGTTAAAACTAACATTACCAGTATCAACAACCGTAGTTGGTTGTACAGTTAAATTATCAAATAATTTATAGTCACCATCTGTAATATCACGGAACAAACCTGTATATCGTTGTGTACCATCATTATATGTACTTGTGAAACCAGTATCTAAGCTATCGCCTAGGTTGTTATTGGCCAAGAACACAAACGGAGTATCAATAACTAAACTGTCAGATGATGTAGTATTAAATGCACCAGCAACTGTAAACGCACCAGACACATCCAAACTACCACCAACAAATATATCTTTTGTAACGCCAACACCACCACTAACTATTAATGCTCCGGTGGTAGTATTAGTTGATTGAGTTGTACTTTGTATGTGAGTATCACCGGCAACATGCAGAGCTTGAGCTATGCCAACTCCACCGTTGACTATTAATGCACCAGTTGTTGGTGATGTAGTAGTCGGGTTGTCAGTTACTGTTACTCTAGTATTACCTGATACAGTAAATCCTAACGTAGTTGTACTAGGCCAATATATACCAGTTGATGCAGCATCAGCAGAACGAATTGATGGCTCAACTGAGGTTCCGATTGGAAATGCATTAGCATTAACATTAAGTGTAGCCAGCGCACCAGCTACGTAGGTGATATTAATATTAGGTGTACCAGAAGAAGCTGGTTCAGTAACAAATAATATAGTTTTGTTCTGTGCTGTGTAATCAACTTCTGGAATCTGTACGGAGCTACCAACAAATACTATTAAGTCGGCGGCTTTACTAACAGCACGATCTAGCGTAAATTCGTGATCAACACCATTACCGGTGAGTTGCTGAGTACTGGTAGCAACCGTTTTCTGTTGAGGTTGTAAACCAATATAAGCCATATTATGTTATCTCCATGATGCTTAAAACTGCGTCAAGTGATGTTGCAGAATCACTTTTAATTTTAACTGAATCGCCTTCAGCTAAAATAATTTTTTGTTCGCCACCAATTGGCACTAAAGCACCACCTGCGGATATCGGAGCAGCTTTAACAATATAATAGTCGTTAGTGCCATCATTTACTGTAATATCAACTGCCACTGTAGCACCTGATGTATTACAAACAGTTAAACCAACTATTACTGCTGTGGTACTTGTCGGAACCGTGTAACTACCAATTGCTGTCAATGATGTTCCTACGTTTCTACTTAATTTTCTATAAAATGTATTTGCCATATAATTATCCTAATGCGATCGCTAAAGCGGTTGCGTCATCCGTTGTTGCTACTATTGCTCCACCTACTGTAATTTTGTTTGTAACATCGTTAAAGGTAAGATTTGCACTACCACCTAAATCTCCACTACTATTATATTGTATATATGTATCACTACCACCTATTATAACAGCTTTCGATTGTGTGCCACCGCCACCAAATGTAATCTCTGGTGCATTTATAGTACCGGTGCCATTTAAATTAAAATCTATATTACCGTCTGTGCTTGCTGACAATGTAATAGTTGCACGACCTAAATCTCTATTAGTAGATAATACTAAATTGTATGCACCAAAACTTGAAATATTAGCTGCTGTACTACCATCACCTACATAAAGATGTGATAGTGCAGTAACAACGCCTGTTCCGCTTGGGTTAAGTTCAATGTTACCATCATCACTTTGCACTAATGTAATTTTCGGAGCACCTGCACCTACGTCATTAGTAGTTAATGTTAAATCATAACTACCTTTAGATGTAACTACGCCAGCGGCACTACCACTACCAACAGTAACATTTCCTGTAACTGCAAGTGCTGTTAATGTGCCCACGGCGGTAATATTTGGTTGGCTAGCTGTTTGTATATTACCAGTTAAATTAGTTGCATAGACTTTGGCCCATTTCTGATCGGCGCTACCTAACTGATAAGTTGAATCTGTATTTGGAATAACATTGCTGTTTACATCTGCACCAAATACAACATTATCTGTATTACTATCACCAAGTGTTAGTGTGCCACCGTTGAGTGTGCTTAAACCATGTACAGTTAAATTACCTTGTACTGTTGCATCACCATCTACGTTTAATATGGTTAAATTTCCAACTGAAGTTAAACTAGAATTTACTACGTTTGCGCCTAGTGTTGTTGCATTTAGTACTGAATCGCCAGCGATTGCAAATCTATCGCCAGATGCTAAATTAACACCATCTGCATCTACTGTGTGTTCGGTTGTACCGTCAATATTAATAGTTACTGAAGATCCAGAACCTGTATCAGTAATACTAACGCTGCTGTCGTTTTTTGCAATTTGACTTACACCAAGATTACCGGTAATAACGACGTTACCTGAGGTATTAATGTCGCCTGTTGCGGCGTCGATTGTTAGTGGGCCTACCGTAAGTCCGTGCTGGACTACGAAATTTTTGTTAGCCATTTTTCCATATCTCCAAATGTGCTTTATACTTCTATTTATGCCAACCAAAAAAATAGCACCCGGAGGTGCTATTTATAAACAGGTGTGTTATTGATTAACAGCTCGCTCTGCTTTCATTTTTGCTATTTCTTCAGCAATGTCTGCTGGCATTTCTGATGGAGGTATGTATTCTAATATTTGGTCTTGCGGATATGCTTGAATTGTTTCCCAAATAATCGATGTACTATTATACAGAGTATGCACATTTATATTATTACCTTGATCAGTGTCTGCAATAAGTCTAACAGCGGAATGAGCAACATCGGACCATTGCATTTCGGATATTTTATTAATTAACATATATTTTTCCTTTAAATAATTATATAATTTGTGTGGATAAACAACGACCAATGCCGCCCAGGACAACTAATTTAGTGGTATTATTTGCCATATCATATATTGTGTTACATCTACCAGATAATGCATCCATGCCTTGATGATTTATCCAAGTAATACCATCAATTGACGTAACACCGTATACCTCGGATATATTCAAAGCACCGTTATTGCCCATAGCATAAAATTTATTATTAACCCATTTAATTACTGTAGGAACCATCGTAGTCGGAAAACCAGATTGAATTGCCCACGACACTCCGTCGGATGAAGTTAAGCATGTAGTTGTCTGGACCCATGCTGCACTAATCCAACGAACTAATACCACAAATTTAGTTCCTGACCAACATCCAATAATAGTTTGCACTGAATAAGTGCCTGCCGAAGTTACTCCGATCGCAGCTAACGCATCATTAAATCCTGGTTGGTTAGTCCAAGTAATGCCGGAGTTCGAGGTGGTGCAGGCCGCCGCAGTATGGTGGTAATACTGGTAGTATGCACCAGTCGGATCATTAACCCCGAGTATTAATGTCATTGAACCTGCAGTAATAGTTGTAAATACTTTATTAACAGGTGCTTGAGTAGGAAGTAAGGTCCAGGTCGTTCCTTCATTAGCAGAAGTATAAACTAACGTATATGAATCTGCGATTATATCTGGTTTTACATAAGCAAATGCTGCAAAACTATTATTAATTGTAGATAATGACATCTCATATCTAGATGCACCGACATTTATATTACTTGGTATAGATGAAAAAACTCCTGCCACTAATTTGGCTATAGGATGCGGGGAATTGCCAGACAATGCTAGAATAGTGCCGTTACTAACTACCTGCGCTGTTGTGTAATTTGTTGTATTTATATAGGGTGTTATATCAATCTGCGACCAACTGACCCCGTCGATTGATATAGCTGTTGCATAATTGTCTCCAAAAGCTACAAATTTATTATTTTGTTGATAAATTTTAGTATAGTTACCCGTATTTGGTAATACAGTGGTTAGATTTGTTGACGTACTGTTTGTCCAACTTGTGCCATTTGTTGATTCGTAAAACGTACCGTCCACTGGGGTCCTGGGCCACGCCTGAAATTTAGAACCTGTCCAGTAAACACTGTCAATATGACTGGTGGTGGTATAATACGGAGTCCAAGTAACTCCAGCATCAGTAGAATACATGATAGGGCATCCAACACTACCATAACCGGTTGCTATAAGCACACCATTTCTGTATACTAGCGAGGTTGGATATCCCTGGATGTAAGGCACTGTGGTTCTATTTATATTGGCGTCAAAACCGGTATAAGTAGTCCAAGTTACCAAATCAGTAGATTTAATTGTTCTATATGATGGATAGTCTCCTGTCAGAATAACATATTCAGAACCTGTGAATGTCATCCTACCACGGTCGGTATTCGGCGCGCTATTTGAGATCCAGGTTATGCCATCAACAGATTTAGCTGTAAAACAAACTTCGGTCCAATTAACATCATAGGCACTAATCAATAAAATAAAATTGGTGCCATCATGAATACAACTCAGAACTTCTGGATACATACCATAATTTAATGGAATAGCTTGCCACGAAATACCATTTGTTGAATACATATATATACCCAAGTAGGCAGCTGTAGCGAGGTATATGCCATTAGCATATACGCTGTTGCTCGCTATAAAGGTATTCGGGTCACCAGACGAGATAGCATAAGCAGCAAGCGCATCTGTATATGTATATTGATTAGTCCAAGTAATACCATCCGGTGAAGTTACACATACACCCCACCCAAATGCAATTATATTACTACCGTCCCAAATTGTAGAACTTGATTTAAATGACCCAAATGCGTGTTCTAGTCCAGGTTGATATGTCCAATTAATACCACCATCGGTAGAGATAGCAGCTCCACTTGAATCCACTGCAAATCCTATTAATTTGTTACCAAATGGCACTACGTACCTAAAAGATGATGCTCGCTTACCCGGAATTGTATTTTCTACCTTCCAATAAATTTCATTATGCAATGCATTAACAGATACTGCACCGGGGCGATTATCAGCCAACCCAATTATATTTTTAATATTGGTATCATTTAATGAGATTTGAGTTGTTGCAGGTAATCCAAGTTCCACATTGATTGCATTAAATGATATTGCACCCGTTGCTGGTATTGCCATGGTTCCGATATTCCCCATTTAATGAATTATACAGTATTTATTCCAGGCAAAAAAATAGCACCCGGAGGTGCTATTTTTAGGAACAATTAACTTATAGTTAATTACATCATGCCGTGGCCAACATCTGCCTTGTCATCTTTTGGCAATTCATAAATTGCTGCCTCTGATGTAAGCAATAGTCCAGCGACACCTGCGGCATTTTGTAGCGCAACTCTACAAACTTTAGCAGGATCAACTACACCCATTTCAATCATGTCACCGTAGGTATCGTTAGCGGCATTGAAACCATAGTTAGCTGTACCGTTGGCAATTTCGTTAACTACAACACTAGCTTCGCCACCTGCGTTTTCTACAATACTACGCAATGGAGCTTCGATTGCACGTAACACAATGTCAATACCTACCGATTGGTCATGGTTTGCACCCTTCAATCCAAATACTGCTTGTTTAGCACGGATCAATGCTACTCCTCCGCCTGGTACAATACCTTCTTCTACTGCGGCACGTGTAGCATGTAATGCATCATCAACACGGTCTTTCTTCTCTTTCATTTCTACTTCGGTTGCAGCACCCACTTTAATCACAGCTACTCCGCCAACAAGTTTAGCCACACGTTCTTGTAGTTTCTCTTTGTCGTAGTCGCTTTCAACTAGGTCGATTTGTGTACGGATTAATGCAACTCTATCGTCAATTGCTTGACGTGTACCGGCGCCATCAATAATGATAGTTGTGTCACGAGTTACTTCTACACGTGCCGCTTGACCTAGGTCAGTTAACTTAACATTTTCAAGTTTAAGACCTAACTCTTCGGCTACCACAGTACCGCCAGTCAACACAGCAATATCTTCCATCATACCTGTACGACGATCACCAAAGCCCGGCGCTTTAACAGCACAAACTTTTAATACACCTTTCATACTGTTGATGACTAATGTTGCTAGTGCTTCGCCTTCTAGGTCTTCGGTAATGATAAACAATGTGCGACCTGCACCACGTACTTGCTCTAGCACAGGAAGAATATCCTTGATTGAGCTAATTTTCTTATTGAATAATAAGATGTATGGATTGTCTAAAATTGCAACCTGTTTGT